ATATGGTTATATACAAAAAATATAACTGATAAATTAGACTCAAATAATAATTTAAATTTAGGTGTATCAAAAGATATAGTAGCAGATGTTTTAAAATCTTTAGGTATTAAATTATATGCTAGTAATTTTACTGCTGATAACATATATAATACTTTAATAGGTGTGAATCCTAATGGTGGTAGTTTACTACCAACAGGAAGTGAATTAATAACTAATTATGTAACCTCATCAATTTCAGCTTCTTTAGTACCTACTATTGATGATTATAATAAATTAATTTATAAAAAAATATATCATAATTTACCTTATTTATTAAAGAAAAAAGGCACACCTCAAGGATTAAAAGCCTTGATTAATATTTTTGGTATTCCTAGTACTATTTTAAGAATAAATGAATTTGGAGGTAAAGATAAAAATCCAAATACATATGATTCTTGGGAAGATGAGTTTAATTATGCTTTTTATACAACAGGCTCAGGAGCTATAAATGTTCCTTTTAAAGTATCACCTGCTAGTTTTGGTTCTACATTTCCAAAAGCTATTGCTTTTAGATTTAAAACAGATGGATTACCAACAGGTTCAATAAATTATTCTCAATCATTAGCTGTTACTCAAAATAACAGATTTATGATTTCTTTAGAATATACTGGATCAGGGTATACTAGTGGTTCACATAATGGTTCAATTATTGATCCAAATTATCAATACGCTACTCTAAAATTCATTTCAGGCTCACAATCAGCAAGTGTTTATTTACCATTCTTTAATGGTGACTGGTGGTCTGTATTAGTTAATGCTGATTCAGGATCATCAACAACATATACACTATACGCTAAAAATAAAATTTATAAAGGTGAAGATGGAAAGACAATAGGTTTTCAAGCATCTTCTAGTTTTATAGGTAATTTATTTTGGAGTAATGCTGGTACAACTCAATTAATATTCCCAACAGGAAGTACTTTAAATGGTAAAACATATTTACCTTTTAGTGGAGCTTATCAAGAAATCAGATATTATAGAAGTCCATTAAATGAAAGTGCATTTAATGCTTATGTAATGAATCCTTATTCTATTGAAGGAAATGATATTTCTAATTCTCAATCCTCAAAGAATATCTTAATGTTTAGATTACCTTTAGGTGGAGAATTATTTACAAATTCATCTTCAATACATCCTGCTATTACTGGTTCTTATACTCCAACTCAATCCTTTAACGCAAATCCTCAAACTGCATCTTTTGTAGGAAGTTATTCATTTATACCAAATACAGAAACAATATTTTTTGATCAACCCTCAGTTGGAATACAAAACATAATTTCAGACAAAATTAGAATATCTGATATAATATTACCATTTACAGGTAGTATAGAAACAAATATTCCCGAAAACCAAACATTATCAAAATATATTTCAGTTCAACAAAATTATTCTATAAGTTCTTCATACACAAATGATATAAATTATACTGAGATAGCATTTTCACCACAAAATGAAATAAATGAGGATATAATGTCTTCTTTAGGGTATTTTAATATTGGAGATTATATAGGAGATCCAAGACAAATCTCATCTTCTAATGTTTTTTATCCTGATTTAGATGTATTAAGAAATTTATATTTTGAAAAATATTCTTCTAATTATGATTGGAATGACTTTATTCGATTAATAAAGTTTTTTGATAATTCTTTATTTAAGTTATTAAAAGATTTTATTCCTGCTAAATCATCATTAGCATCTGGGATTGTTATTAAACAACATTTATTAGAAAGAAATAAATATCCTATTCCTCAATTAAATACTTATACTACTACTTCTTATTCTAGTGGAAGTACTTGGAATACTCCTTCAGTTCAACAAGATATATTATTAACAGCATCTATTGTTATTAATTATATTAGTGGTTCATCTGGTGGATCTGTTCCTAACTTATATGAACAAACTTCTTCAATAAATTATTTTTCAAATATAACTCAAAGCTGGACAGGATTTAATACTACTCCAAGTGGTTCTATACCTTTTATTCAATCAAATCAAAATGAATTTTTTGATGGGGAATTTAGTGGTTCATTAATTAACATTAAATTAGACGAAGAAGGATACCAACCAAATATTGTAACTTTATATACAGCTTCAGTATTACCTGTTGCTCCTACAATTACTTTTTCTAGTGGCAGTAAATTTCCAATTCCTTATGAAATTGATTATAATAAAACTTATTATTTAAGCTTTAATTATGGTAATATGACTGCAGGTAATTTTATTAGTATTGTAGATAATACAAACAAAGTATTATTCCAAACAGTAAATTCACCAGGAAGTGGTTCTGTTATTACTGAAATAAAAGAAGCTTTTTATCCTATAAGTATTTTAACAAATAATAATTTCCCACCAAATTTAAGTGCAAGTAATGTATTAATACAAGAATATCAATTAACAAATCCATCCCTTGATCCTTTAGCTAATAATGTATTAGACAATAGATTAAGTTCAGAATATATGGATGTTGATTATTCTTCTAATGCAATATTACCAGTTAATTCATCTTCTTTATATAGTGGAAGTGCTACTAAATTTGCAATACCTGATTCAAATTATACATCTTATAGAAGTACAGCTTTAAGATATGAAGGAAGTAAAACAACATCACCAGGATTTAATCAGCCTATTTATATTAAACCTTCAACAATATTTTTAAACAATCAATATTCAGTATCAACTCCAAGCACAGAATCACAAGTTCCTAATGCTTCAAATTATTCAAACTGGTTTATTTATTTTGATTATGTACAAACATCATTTCCTGAAATTCCTAATGGTGGTAATTTACATGCTGTTTATGCTATTAACACAGAAGGTCAAGCTATTTCCTTAACTGAAAATAATACTTATGTTAGTGAAATATCTAATATATTTTCAAGTGGTACTTTAGCTACAATTTTACCTCTTGTATATGCTAGTGGTAAGAAAAATCCTCAAGTAACTATTTTTGATGGTGGAGCTAAATATATTACCATTTGTACTTTATCAGGATCTAGTTATACTGCTGGTGCTTGGGGTCAAGTAAATGTTGGCGGAAACATTAATTCTACCTATCTTACTACAGGTAGTAATAAAAGTCAATTATTTGACAATGTAGATACTACTAATGAAGTTGTTCCTTTACAAACAGCTAATAATGAATGGATGAGAGATGGTGTTTTACAATCAAATCAACAATCATTTACTTATATACCTTTTGGAAATTTTGGAATATATGATCAAAGAAAAGAAACCATAATATTTAATACAAATATTAATAATAATACTTCTGTAGAAGGTATATATACTTATTTCCCATTAAAATATGGTGATTTAATAAGATTTGGAGATGCACGAGCAGTATCATCAACTACTAGTTCATTAGCAAGTGGTTCATTAGATTACTCATTTTCTGGTTTAGGATTATATAATATAGTTTCTTCTTTAAGAGAACCAACCCCCGCGAATCCTTCAACATTATTTATTTTTCCTGCAATTACTCAATCAATAACTTCTAGTATTTTAGGAGGAGCTAATAAAGGAAATCCTACTTCTAATACTGTATTTGTTAATCAAAACTGGAGAATATTTAGAAGAGTACCTGATGAAACAAATATAACAATAGTAACATTACCAACATATAAAGATCCAGGATTATTAGTTCCAGAAAATTTTAATCCAGATTATAATCCTTATGATTTAGCAAGAAAAGCAGGAATTATAACATAAACTTAAAACTTAATATATTTATAATAAACAAATAAAAAAACATGGGATACTTAAATAATAGTGTAGTAACCGTAGACGCAATTTTAACAACTAAAGGAAGAGAATTATTAGCTAGAAATGATGGTTCATTTAGAATTACTCAATTCTCTTTAGCTGATGATGAAATTGATTATACTTTATACAATCCAACTCACCCCTCAGGCTCTGCTTATTATGGAGAAGCAATTCAAAATATGCCTTTGTTAGAAGCATTTCCTCAAGAAACTCAAATGATGAAATATAAGCTTACTACTTTACCACGTGGTACAGCTAAATTACCTATTTTGGATTTAGGATATAGTGCTATTGTTATTAAACAAGGTGCTTCACTTGCTATTACTCCTCAAACATTAAATTATTTAGGAGGTAATACATTTGAATCAAGTGGATATACAGCCACTATTTCAGATGTTAGATTATTTAGTACTTTTGAAGGTGTAGGAATTAATACTCCTCAAGCACAGGCATTAAATGTTCAAACAACTGTGGGAACTAATGTATCTAAAACAGTAGTTGGTACTACAATTAACTTAAGAGCAACTACAATAAATACTTTATTTGGTGTAAATAATGCTTTATATGCTACATTAATTGTAGAAGGTAGAGATAGTGGTGCTCGTTTAACTATTCCTGTAACTGTAACAAAAGTATCTTAATATATAGACTATGTCATTTAAAAGATTAGAAACAGACGATTTTGTAATAAGCTCTGACTCAATAGCAGGTGTTGTTTGGTCAACAGGTGATCCAACATTAACCACTTTTTTCACATCATCAACCCAAGTAACAAGTACTTCAGGAAAATATTATGTAAATGTTTATAATACATCATCTGCCTTAAGTAGTTCAGCAGTTCAGTTTGCCATTACTTATGGAAATGTTTTAGGAAGTGGAAGTACAAATTATAATCAATTAGTAAATGGAAATTCCCCTTCATCTACAGTTTATGGTCAGTGGCAAGATTTAGTTATTGGAGACGAAAATACTAATTTTGTATTTGGTGCTATAACTGCTTCTGAATTCTTTGCTATTTCGTTAGAGAGAGCAAGATACAAGGAAAAAATTCTTTTAGGTTCATTAACTCTTGAAATATCAGGAAATTTAGATACTATTTCTTTAACAGATAATAGTGCTTATGTTTCATCAGTAACATTTAACGAAGCCGGAAGAGTATTCCAATTAATTTCAGGTTCTGCAGGAGTTAGATATACAGGTTCAGCTACAACTGCTGATGGCTATTCAGCTGCTTCAGGATCTTATGGTTGGTTGTTACCTGATATTGGAACTATTATTTTAAACCCATTAGCTTTATCTACTGTTAAAGCTGGAGGTGGAGTTGGATTTACATATAGTGGTTCAACAACTGGATTTGCTACTTCATCAATTAATGAATTACCTTTTATTTCTTTATATAAAGCAATTTCAGGCTCATCAGCAGCAAATTTCAAATTAAATTCAGAAGAAACTATATCTTCAAATTTTATATTTGTAAGACCAAGAAGTTCAGAATTTAACTATTCAGAAAATCCATCATTTATCTCAGGTTCAACAGGTGAGGTAATTTATTCTCAATTTATCAATAGTCCACAAACATATATTACAACTGTAGGTTTGTATAATGATACTAATGAGTTATTAGCTGTAGCTAAATTATCTAGACCATTACCTAAAGATTTTACAAAAGAGGCTCTTGTTAGAGTTAAATTAGATTTCTAATGAATGAGTACCTACAAACAATTTTTAGCATCTGATGTAGTGGTAACTCCTTTTGAGGTAAACAAAGGGTTTACTTTTCAAGGGGCAGATGCTTTGACAGGTTCTAATGTTGGTATAGATAGATACTTAGGAAAAAATCTACAATCCAATCCATTTAATCTTTCAACATCTCCAACTACAGGACAAATTACCACACAATACCAAGAGTTAGTTTACGATTCTATTAAACAACTTTACTATGGTAATTATGCTAGTTCAGGATCTAATTATGGATTACCCGCTGTTACTTCAAGTTTAGTTCCTGGAAAAGATACTGAAGGAGATGTTTTAGTAGGTGTAACTGCTTCAACAGGAAGATATGTTGATTTATTCCCAACCACTTTAACATTTCAAAAATATTTTCCAATATCTCAAAGTGTAGAAATAGGAATCCTTTCTATCCCAGCTGGTTTATTTGGTAATTATATAGTACCTGGAACCTTTAGATGGACAGCAGATAGTGGTTCTATTATTGATGATGGGGAAGGAAATTTAATATATGAATCTCAAAACAAATATTGTGGAAACATATTTTATCAACAAGGAGTAGCAGTTATAACAAGTGATACAGACCCTACAAATGATGGATATGGATTTGCAGATTATGGACTAGCAATATATGGTTTAACAGATGCTTTAATTGCTCAAAATTTTATTACATCATCAAATGTAACATGTTCATTTTCATCATCATTTACAATTTATGAAACTCAATATAAATGTACTCTTAGAGAAAATGAATTTAATTTTAGTCTAAATCCTTCAATAATTTCAGGATCAACAGATGGTACTCCTTATAATTTTGTAACAAGTTCATATTTTAATCCTTATGTAACAACAGTAGGATTATATGATGATAATCAAAATTTATTAGCTGTAGGAAAATTAGCTCAACCATTACCTACTTCACCTACAACAGATACTACAATACTTATAAACATAGATAGATAATATGTGGTTATACAATGAACAAGTTATAGAAAAAATTGAGGATATGCCTCAAGGAACATTCGGTTTTATATACATTACTACTCACAATTCAAGTGGGATATCGTATATTGGAAAAAAATCGCTATATCACAACGTTAAACGTAAATTAACCAAAAAAGAACTAGCTGAGCATACCGGAAGAGGACGTAAACCTACAACCGAGGTAGTTCAAAAGGAATCTGATTGGAAAACGTATTACGGATCTACAAAACAAATTGTAGAACTCATTAAAGGAGGTAAACAAGAGGACTTTACCCGTGAGATCATACAGTTTGTTTCTAGTAAAAAACTTCTTACTTACTATGAATGTAAGTACTTATTTAAATATGGGGTGTTAGAACATCCTTTAGAATACTTTAATGACAATATTCTTGGAAAGTTTTTCACCAAAGACTTTGCTACGCAAGATTAAGTTTGTACATTACTGTATATGCTCAATCAACCACTGATTGCCTT